AAGAACGATATGTATACAGACAATGGGAAATATGAATATAATGGCAAAAATATCATACCAAGAAAATTTATTATCATCATGATTATCTTCATAAAATTCTATAATGGACAATTGCTCTCTTAAATCATCTTCTAAATAATCAATATATGCATCGATTCTGATTTTCATAATTAAAAATAATTCACATATGACAAAGTTACGAAAAATTACGGAATTTTAACTGTGAGACTTTGTCTGTTTGATACGCTAAATCACTTCATTAAGTTTGCCGCATGGCAGATTTGATGAAGTGGTTTTCATTTTTGCATAGGGGCGAGCGGCGCGACATTTCATCGGCCGTATTCGAGGCGGCGGTGAATAAGGTCATTACCGCCGACACGGTAGCCGATGCCACGCACCAGCCGTATATCACCGAGGAGGGCGCATTGAACCTCACGGCGGTTTGGGCTTGCGTGCGAATCCTCTCCGAAACGGTCGGAACGCTCCCGCTGCACCTCTATCGCCGTACTGCTCGCGGTCGTGAGCGGCAGTACGGCCACCTCTGCCACCGACTCGTGCAGGCTCCCAACCCCTATTCCACACGTTTCGACCTGATGCACCACCTGATGGTCTCGTGCGCTCTGTGGGGCAACGGCTATGTCCGCATCTTTCGAGACAAACGCTACCGTCCGCTTCGACTGAAATTCATCCATCCTGCCCGTATCGAGCCGCTCCTTACCGACAACGACGAGCTTTTTTATCGAACGGATACGGGCGAACTGTTCCCGAACGAAGACGTCATCCACCTGCGCGGACTCTCAACCAACGGCTATAAGGGCAAAAGTCCGATCGCCGTCCATCGCGACAACCTCGCGCTCTCCGTCTCGGCGCAACTCTACGGCAAACGCTTCTTCGATCAGGGCGGCAATATGTCGGGCGTCTTCAAATATCCCTCGACGCTCAAGCCCGAAGCCTACCAGCGGCTCAAGAAAGACCTCATCGCCCAATCGGTCGGTTTGCACAATGCCCACGTCCCGCTGCTGTTGGAGGGCGGTATGACCTACGAGCGCATATCTATCCCTCCCGAAGATGCCCAGTTCATCGCTACGCGCAAGTTCCAAAAGACCGAGATCGCCACCATCTACGGTATCCCGCCGCATATGATCGCCGACTTGGAACGTGCTACGAACAACAACATCGAGCATCAAGGCATGGAATTCGTGCAGTATTGCCTGATGCCGTACCTCGTTCGCATCGAGGAGGAGTTCAACCGCAAACTGCTACGCGAGGACGAGTTCGGGGAGTATTACTTCCTCTTCGGTCTGAACGGACTGCTGCGCGGCGATGCCAAGACCCGCTCGGAATACTACAAGAATATGAATATCGTCGGCGCGATGTCTGCCAACGAAATCCGCTCCCTCGAAGATATGAACTCCTACGATGGAGGCGACGAATATTTCGTACAAATGAACATGCAGCCGGTAACGACTGCCATAAAACTTAAAACGAATGGAACCGAATAATGAAATGGAGATCCGGAGCCTTGTCGGCGATCTGCATATCGAGAGCCGCGAGGAGGGAACAGTCAGCCGGACGATCGTCGGTTATGCCGCGAAATTCGAGAGTTGGAGCGACCCTATCATGGGTTGGTTTCGGGAGAAGATCGCACGGGGAGCGTTCGACGGGTGCGACCTGTCGGACGTCATCATGTGCTTCAACCACAACACCGATTCGATCCTTGCACGCACGACGAGCGGGACGCTGCGATTGGAAGTAGACGACGTGGGCCTGCGCTTCGCGTTCGAGGCTCCGAATACGACTTCGGGGAGCGATATGCTGGAACTGGTACGCCGGGGCGACGTCTCGAAATGTTCGTTCCGCTTTGGCGTCGCGCAGGACGAGTGGCAGTATGCCGACGAAAAGAACGGCCTTGCGATGGACGAGCGGACGATCCTTAAATTTTCGCGTGTGGTGGATGTTTCGCTCGTGGTATTTCCCGCTATCCCGAAACCGAAGCCTCGGTGCGGCATCTCGAAGAGCGAAAAGCCGTGTGGTTATCATCCAACAAAACGGAGGCAGCGAATCATTCTTATAAAATAGAATCTCGAAACCGTTTATGTGATTTTCTTAAGATCGCAAATAAACGCTAACCGAAATTTCCATATCTTTGTAACAGCCGATGAAATCATCGGCTGTTACTTGTTATAAAAATAAATAAAGCATAATGAAACTACGAATTCCAAACTCGGAAGTTCAAGAACTTCTAACCGACAAGTCTTTTGAGTATCCTAAATACGCGACTCAAATTATGAACTTGGCGAATCAAAATGCACAAGGTACTCGTCCGAATATTGTAGGTCAAATGAGCGACCTGATTCAAGAATTCGGAGCAGGATCGATGATTGAATGGGATGCTTGGTATAAGAACGGTCACCCGGAAGCGATCGAGACTGCAACCGAACGAGTGTATCGGATGATTGAATTACTTAAAGAGAGTATTCAGGCCATTGATAAGGATATGGTCCGAAAATGGATCGAAGAGCTTGTTGTTGTCAAGACTTATTGCGGATTAAAATTCCAGGAGGCCATTCTCCGTAAAATTGCAGAAGAAAAGCAATCGGACTACAGATTGGCGACCCCCGAAGAAGAGGCGCAAGGTATAGATGGATTCATTGGAAATTATCCGGTTAGTATCAAGCCAATCACCTATCGGATTATGAATGAGCTACCGGAGCACATCAATGTGCCGATTATTTACTATGACAAGAAAAAGTCGGAAATAGTGGTTGAATATAATTTTTAGTTATGCCTACAAATTTCACACAAGCTCAGCGCACACGATTACTCGCCATTTTACAAATTGGAAAAAGAAATGCTATTAATGCTACTAATATCGCCAAAGCATTAGGATTTCCTACAGGTGGTAATCAAGTAAAAACTCGAGATTTAATTCGAGAATGCATAGAAATTGATGGTGACCTAATTGGAAGTTCTTTATCTAAACCAAGAGGTTTTTATTTGATAGATCAAACAAATAAAAATGAGCTGGACTCCTATCTTGATTCTTTAGAAAGCCGCGCAATTGATATTTTGAGACGTCGAGAATGGCTTATCCGCAATTGGAATAATACAGTTGCAGGTAATCCAACGACCAGAATTGTAAAATATGTCAAGCCTTAAGATGTTATAAGGCTGCCTAAAACTTGTTAGACAGCCCCATAATTATTAGAGAGTTAATGCAATTTGCCTTCCCGTGGGAATAGGAGCAATACGCTTTCTATTCCCTATTTTTATTTCAGTAGTTACCGGAATAATATTTACGTATTCAGCAGTAATCTGATGATTGGTTCCTTTTATTGCAGACAAGTAGACGAATCGCATATCTGTTTCTTGCGAAGTCATAACCGGCATCTGGAGATACTCGTTGAAATGTTTGATCTCTTTATTCTGTGTTCGTTGCGAAACGAATTCTTTATGTGCTGCTATTCGATTAACAATAACTTCGTTTATTTGGTCAACCGATGATGAATGAATATTATCGGCTATAATATCTATAAACTTATCATCAATTTCATAACCAATACTATTGCGATTGCTCATGATAGATGCAATCGTAGTTGTACCGGTTCCCAAAAAAGGATCCAATACCGTATCTCCTTGCAACGAATACATATTGATTAGACGGTATGGAACTTCCAATGGATAGGCCGCACTCCTATCTCGGCTTTCAGCCGATATTTTTTGTTTGGTACCTTTTATATTGTCCCACAAATCGGAAAACCACACATTGCGTTCCTCCCAAAAGAACGAACTCTCACGGCGCTTCTGTTTGTCTATTGCAGATTTGAATTCGCGTTTACCTCCTTTGCGAAAAATCAAAATCCATTCGTGTTCCAATGTTACATATGCTCCTGCAGGAAGCATTCCGGATCCCATAAATTTATTCGGAGCATTCGTTTGCTTTCTCCAAATAATGTTTGGCAGATTTACATACCCGTGAGCGGTGAAATAGTTAATTATACGGGAATGATTGGAATATAAAGCAAAATTGCCGTTGAATGTTCGCGTCGCATCGCCGACATTGATACAGACGATTCCACCCGGGACAAGGACACGGGTCACCTCATCCCATACTTTATCCAGCTCTTGATGCATTAATTCAAAAGCCGCTTCCGGCTGGCTCTCATTAAGTGCATTTGCAATACAAGGATTTTGTTTGCTTAGTACCTCATCCCACATTTGGATCATGGGATATGGCGGAGATGTAACGACTAACTCGACAGAGCTGTCATTAATCTCTTTCATCTGTTGGGCTGCCCCAGTATATATGTTGTGCGTTGTCTTCATAATTTCAAAGCAAAGATAATTCATTTCCTTCTATAATCCTCCATTATTCGACTTTATTCTAAAACCGAGACAAAGTTTCCCTATTACATCTGATGTGTGAATTAAGTTTGCTCCTGAACGAATCGATAACGAAATTTATGAGCAAACTGAAAACCCTTAAAGAGAGTCGCGCTGCCGTGTTCGCACGGATCGACGAGTTGCGTACTGCGACCGACGGGCGCGAGATGACCTCCGAGGAGCAGGAGCGGTGGAATACGCTGCTTGCGGAGTACGAGCAGGCCGACCGCGCCGTCGAAGCCGAGGAGCGCTATGTCGACATCGAACGTCGGCAGGCCGAGCAGGAGTATATTCGTCAAACTTCCGGCGAGCAACCCGACGAACGTCGTGCCGAGGAGTACCGCACCGCTTTCCGCAACTACCTGCTGCGCGGCGCTGCGGATATTTCGCCCGAACATCGGACCCTTTTCGAGCAGCGCGCCGGCATCACGGGTTTGTCGGGCGGCGTGATCGTTCCTTCGTCGCTGTCCGACAGCATCGAGGTCGCGCTGAAAGCCTACGGCGGGATGTTCGAGGCGGGTTCGATCCTCACCACGAGCAAGGGCGGCGACCTGATCATGCCGACGGTGAACGATACCGATGCGAAAGCTACGGTCGTGGCCGAGTATCAGCAGTCGACCAAGTCCGCACCGTCGTTCGGCTCCGAAACGCTCAAAGCCTACACCTACCGCACGCCCATCGTCCCCGTGTCGTTGGAGCTGTTGCAGGATTCGGCATTCGACCTCGAATCGCTGCTGTCGGGTCTGTTGGCCGAGTCGTTCGGGCGGGGCATCAACTACGACCTCACGCGCGGCGACGGCAAGGGCAAACCCAAAGGCATCGTCGAGTGGGCGCACGCTTGTGCTGTCAATCCTTCGGCCAACGGGATCTCGCTCGACGCACTGATCGAGCTTAGGTGCTGTTCGGCGACTTCTCGAAGTTCAAGATACGTATGGTTCGCTCGTTCCGCGTGATCCGCCTGAACGAGCTGCTCGCCGAGTACCTTTCGATCGGGCTGTTCGGCTTCGCCCGCGTGGACGGCATCCTGCTGGACGCCGGCACGCACCCTGTCCATAAGTTGGTGCATAAGGCATCGTAATCAATGGATTGTATTTTAATTGTAAAAAATTGAACTTTTTCGGGTATCAAACGGGAATTGTCGTTGTATCTTTGCCAAGCGGCGACTCTCCGTTCCCGAATCTGAAAGGGAACCATGAAAACACTCGAGACACGGGAGCCGCCGATCACGCTGGAACTCGCTCGACAGCACTTGCGAGTAGGCAGCGCCACCCATGACGATACTTTGATCGCTGCGAAACTCGACATGGCCGTTGCCGTGGCGGAGGATATGACGGGACGGATCATCCGGGAGAAGAGGGTACGGTTCGACGTATCGATCCCCTCCGACGCTCCCATCGTCCGCCTGCCTGTCCCTACGACGCGCATCGAGCGGCTCTCCGTCTCTCGAACTCTCGTACCCGAACCCGACTACACGCTTTTGGAGGACGACTACGACCCGATGCTGGTCGCCGAACCTCAGTACGGCGGACAGACCGCAACGGTTACGGCCGTCATCGGTTACGATCGCGATAATATACCTCCTGCAATCAAGGCGGCTATTCTGCTGATTTTGGGTACGCTCTACGACAACGAATCGGACAACCTCGTCGGCCGCACCGTTTCGGAGCTGTCGCTCACGGCCGAGAAACTCCTGCTTCCGTGGCGGGTAACTCCTTACGGCGATGTTTGACACGCGCATCGAAATCCTCGAATACACCGAGGAGCGGGACGAGTATAACGACCTCACGAAATCGCTTCAGCGCGTCGCCGTCTGCTACGCCCAGCGTACCGAGAACGGCGGTCGGGAGAACCTCTACGCCGGGCGCATCGTCCACGAGAACGAAGTGATCTATACGATTCGTTGGCAACCCGACCTGCGCCCCGATATGGTCGTTCGCGACGAGGGGTATCTGCGGAAGATCATTTCGATCCACGAGGAGGGGCGCTGCTGGCGCCTGCATCTCAAATGCCGGAAGAGCGATGCTGACGATCGAGGTTGAAGGCTATGCCGAGGCGAAACGTATCCTCGACGAATTGCCGAATACGATGCAGAAGCGGATGCTGCTTGCGGCTCTGCGTGCCTCGGCCAAGCCGATGTTGCAATCGGCACGAAGCAAAGTCCCCGTCCGTACCGGTAAACTGAAGAAGCAGTTGCGCACGGTTCGCTACAAGGACCGAAACGCACCGAAGTCGGAGGTGGCGGTGGCCGTGAAACCGGTCTTCGGACGCACGAAGAAGAAAGGCGTCGTGAACGAATACTACGGCAAGTTCATCCATGAGGGAACTGCCGACCCGCGTACCTCGAAAAAGGGCAAGCTGTTGATCTTCGACGATGCGCAGGGTAAAAAAGTCTTCGTTCGCAGTACGAAAGGCATCAAGCCGACACCTTATCTGAAGCAGGCTTATACGGAGAACTCCGAGCGCACGGTGACGATCTTCGGCGACGAGCTGGCTGCGGCGGTCGAGAAGTTCGTGAATAAAAACTTCGCACCGGTATCGAAATGACGGATTTCAAGAAGCAGATGATCGCGCTTTTGGAGCGGGAGATTCCCGAATTGGCGGATAGGATCCAAGCCGGTGCGGTCGATGCCCGGACGCCTGCGCCGTTCGCAGCGTTCACAACGCCGGAGGAGATACCCGTAAGGACGCTGCACGGCATCGCCGGTTACCGAACGATGTTCGAGGTCGCGGTCTACGACAGCAGGTTCTCCGGTGCGGAACTCCTCAAGCGTCGCGCGATCGCCGCCTTGGAGGGTGCGGAGTTCGACGGCAAACGCAGCCGCTTCGTCTCCTCGGCGACGGAATACTATGCGGACTATGACCTGCACGGCGCGACGATGACATTCAAAATAGTATAAACCTAAAACGAAAACTTATGCCGGAAACAATCGGAACCAAACGGGTCGTGCAGGGCGAGGACATCATCGTTCTGGTGGATGAAAAGACGACGCTCCACGCCACGACGCATACGCTGAAGGTCGATCTGGAGATGAAGGAGCTCCGCACGAAGGATACGAACGGCAAGGAGAAAGCTCCGGGCGACGTTACGTGGTCGGTGGATGGCGACGGACTGGTGGTCGTCGACGATTCGATCGAGAATAGCCATACCTCGGAGGATATCCTCGCGCTCGTTCTGTCGAAGAAACTCGTCGATGTGGTCGTCAAGTCGCCGCTTACGGGTCTTACGAAGATGTACACGGGCAAAGCCTACATCACCACCTTCTCGCTCTCGACGCCTGCGGGCGACAACGCCTCTTACAGCTATTCGCTTACCGGCAGCGGCAACCTGACGCCGGTAGACAAACCTAAATCCTGACCGCTATGAAAGAGATCATCATTCAAGGTTCTCCGCGTCCGATCCATTTCGGACTACGCGCCATCGACGAGTTCGTCAAACAGCGCGGTGCGGAGTTCGGGCAGACGGTCGCTTCGACCGATGCCCTCGGATCGCTGGACAGCATCGTCGTGCTGACCGCCACGGGGCTCAACGAGGGTGCACGGCGAGCCGGCAGCGACCGCCGCTACACCGAAGACGAGGTGTGGGACATCTTCGACGAGGAGCCGTCGCTTATCCTCGCCGTATCGGAACTCTTCGTCGAGAGCATCGCGCCGCTGACGGATAAGTTGGGCGACCTCTCAAAAAACGGGAAACGCCCGACGACGGGGAGCCGCAAGCGGTAACCTACGAGCGATGGTTCGCCATCGCCGTCGGGCAGATGGGACTGGCACCCGAAGCCTTCGAACGCCTGACGCCCGCCGAGTTCATCTACGCGTGGCTCGGTTGGGCAAAACGCGAGGGCGATAGGCAGCGGCAGGCATGGGAGCGCGAGCGATGGGCGGTGTGGGTTGCGACCTGTATCCAGCTCGACCGCAAAGATCGTTGCCCGATGACCGAGATGTTCCCGCTGCCGTGGGAGGAGCCGACGGCTCCCGCAAAACAAGAACCGACCATGCAGGAACGCATGGAACGAATCGAAGCAATGAAACGATGTATCCGAAAATAACCCTGATTATCCTGACGATCGCCGCTGCCGGCTGCTCTCCGCTCCGAAGCACGCGATCCGAGCGGCACGAAACGCTTGCTATCACCGACTCGACTCTTACGACGCTGTTCCGGCAGGAGTTCGAGCAGCGGATCGGAACGCTCCGCCGGACCATCGTGGAGTTTTATCCGCCGGCGGAATATCCGGAACCGAGCGACGATCGATTCCCGAATCCGACCGATACGCTCCGCGCCGTTCTTCCGCCTCCGAAGATTCCGGCGACGAATGCTTCCCGACAGCCGGTCAAACGCATCGTCTATACCGAGGTGTCGATGCAAAACGACCGCACGATCCTTACCGACAGCATTTCGCATAGCCGCATCAACACGGCCGCCCGCAACGACGTGCAGGAGCAGACCGACGAGCAACCCTCCTCCGGTGCCGCGTGGCTCAAGTGGGCGACGGCGCTCGTCGCACTGACGCTTCTGCTGCTCTTATTCTTAAAACTCCGATAACCGAACCCTTATGGCCAGATTGAAAACTCCGATTTCATACTATGGCGGCAAGCAGATGCTCCTGAAGCATATCCTGCCGCTGATTCCCGAACATACGCTCTACACCGAGGCTTTCTGCGGCGGCTGCGCCGTGCTCTTCGCCAAGCCGCCCGCGCAATGCGAGGTCATCAACGACACGAACACCGAATTGGTGAACTTCTACCGCGTGGCGCAGACGCAGTATGCGGCACTCAAGGCGATGATCGACGCGACGCTCCACAGCCGCGAGATACATGCGCACGCACGGCATATCAACGAGCATCCGTCGTTCTTCACGCCCGTCGAGCGGGCTTGGGCGGTGTGGGTCTGCACGAAGTTGGGCTTCGCCTCGATGATCGACGGAACGTTCGGATACGACCGCAGCGGCACGACGACGCTGAAACTCCGCAATGCGAAAGAGGCCTTCACGGAGGAGTTGTGCGGACGCCTCGGCCGCGTTACGGTCGAGTGCGAGGACGGCATCGATGTCATCCGCCGCTACGACTGTCCCGAAGCATTCCACTTCGTCGATCCTCCCTATGTCGGCAGCGACTGCGGACACTACAACGGCACGTTCGACGAGGAGGATTTTTCGAGACTGCTCGAAACGCTCGCGACGACCAAAGGGAAGTTCATGCTGACGATGTTCCCGCACGAGAAGATCGAACGCCTCGCAGCCGAACATGGCTGGACGATCCATCGGCTCGACCGTACCATCACCGCCTCGAAGGTCTCCCGCCGCCGGCAGGAGGAGTGGATTACGACGAACTTCTAAACTTTCAAGAACCCAACCGTCGGAAATTTCTTATTACTCAATCGTAAATCTTTTCTAATCGCTTTAATTAATTCCGTTAAATAATGATTGAAAATAATCGGATCGTTGCAACCAAATGAGTGTTTTTCAAATTCAAGAATACAGAAGGCGACTTCTTCACTTGCAATGGTAAATAAAGTATTTCGAGATTCAGTATATCTGAAAGCTGCTTTTTTATCAGCCCCATTCGATGTAGTATAGTTATGAAGTGCAGTAATATAATCCATATAATGAGACTCTTTCAACTTGCGCGTTTGAAGAATGATACTATTTCGATTTGCAAGAACAGCTCCTATAACTGAAACAAGGATCGCAACGATAGCGCCAACAATAGATATGGTTAATTCTGTATTCATAAGTTATATTTTTTCCAAAAATACTAAATAATATAAATTGAATACTCTGCAAAGTAAGTTTATATTGGTATGCTGATCAAATATGTAAGTTCGCCTCTCTATCGAACTTCGCATCGTGGCGGTTGTTGGTTCTGCCCGAATTGCCGTATTCCGGTCTTCGCCGACCTGCGCCGCCGCCATCCTGAATTGTGGCGGGAATTGCAACTGCTCTCGAAGGTCGAAAATAAGTCGTCCGAAGGCTTCAAATACGGGCAGACTTTCGAGGAGGTCGAGCGTAGGATGGATCTCCTCGAAAACGCTCCGATGTTATTCTAAATACCTGAATATAAATGCGATAATAGCCCCGAATTAACTTGCGTGTTCTAAAAAACGATGTTATGTTTGCAGTACGATAAACAACTGAATGATAAACGATTAAAACAAAGTGACATGACACGGGAACAAGCGAAACGGATTGCGATGACCTACATGCGGCAGCAGAGCGATTACGAATTTTCGGAGGTAACGGTCAAGAGTATGGAGCCTGCCGACGGGTTGATCAAAGTATGGTTGAAAACCGAAGACAAGTATGGCGACGAACTGATCGTCGAGGTCGACATGGACCCGCAGTCGAACGAGATCCGCTGGAAGAAAATCTGCAACACGGGACGTTTATCCGAATACCTGAAGCCGGCTGTTCGGATCGATAAACTTTCGGCGGGACAACGCTTCCGGCTGCAAGGCGACTGCATAGTTTACGAGTTCGTAGACGACGTAAAGGACCGCAGCAATGTTCCTTATATCATTCGTCGGACGGATCGATCCCGCACCGTATCGAGAGTAGGATGGCAAGAGGTATTCCCGATAGAATAAGTCGAACGCCGCACCCCGCCGCAAGGCGGGGTGCGGATAAAACGAATAGGTATGAAAGTCGATTACACCCAAGCCGGAACGTACACGATTACCGGTATCATGCCTACCCAGTACAATGCCCTGCGCTCGGTACTTCAGTCGGCCGATGATCGCTGCTTCGAGGTACAGAATAAAGACGGCAGCTACTACAGCAACGACGATTTCGTCTGTATGCTCGATGCCGAGGAGCGGGAGGCATTGGCAGAAGTCTGCAAAGTGTTGTAAGCGGTCGTCCGCTTCTCGGTTATCCATTCAGTCGTTTATTGTGCCCGGGGTCTTGCCGCATGGTATGGCTCCGGTATTCTTTTATCATGAGACAATGTTTCGTCGAAACGATGCCGTTCCGACTTACTTTAGATAATCGAATGGAATGTAATCCTCTGAAATTAAATGAGATAATAGTTGCGAAATGACTTGCGTGTTCCGAATGATGATGCCATCTTTGCAGTGTAATAAACAATTTAACTACAATTTATTAACGACTCGGTTATGAATACTGCGAATCGAAAAAGAACGGAAATCGATGCCGAAATCGATCGGCTGGAGGTCGAATTCGAAAAGAACCGCAAGGAGATGCAACGCCTTGCCGACGAGAACAGACGTGCCGGCAACCGCTACGGCGAATTATCGAATGCGAATCACGACATCAACAACCGGATCCTCACATTGCTCACAGAGCGTTGGGAATCGGAAGAAACAACTCTTGAAGATAAAAAACAATGAATACAAATGCAAAGGTAGGCGACAAGATTCGCATTATCCATCTTTGCGATGAGGACAGCCGTTACGACGGCAAGGAGGGAACGATCGAGTTCGTTGATTCGCTCGGGCAACTACACGGCACGTGGGGAGGCTTGGCAGTCATTCCCGAAGTCGATCGGTTCGTAGTTATCGAAAAAGCGGAATAATAGCCTGCAACATATTTCGAGACGATAACGCTCGATATCGTGTCATTCCTGCATCTTCCTTAGATATTCAATCTTCTGAAAATAAATACGATAATAGTCGTCGAACAACTTGCGTGTTCCGAATAACGATGTTATGTTTGCAGTACGATAAACAACTAAAAAAGAGCGAATTATGAGAACGAACATCGAACGGTTTTTAGAGAGATTCCCTAAGAATGCCACGAATTGGGCGCAGGCGACGGACGAGGTGCGCGACATGGCTCGCAAGGCTCGCGAATTGTTGGAAGAGTACGAAGGCGTAATCGTCGAACCGGTAAATTTCCGGGCTATCGAGACCCCGGCCGAGTGGAATACCGAAGGTCGCGAGTTCATCCTGACGAACTTCGATCGCATGGCGGATAGGACCAAAGAGCGCTTCTACGACTACTTCCGCAAGTGGTTCGAAGGCGAAGAGGAATAGACCGACGCACGGATGCTCCCCGCAGCTTGAACGGGGAGCATCCGTCTTAACCCCGGAGCAGGGTTTCACGCGTCTCTTTCGATAGGAAATCTATCGTGCTCCATCAGTTGTTTATTGCAGCCGGAGCCGCATCATGTGCGGCTCCGGTATTTTATTTTGTATGTAAATAATGATTAAATTTGTAACGAAAACAGAATACGATGAAAGCCTATACCTATATCGAACACGGCCGGTTTGAGCTGCTTGACAAGCCGAAACCTACCTTGCAGGATCCTCACGACGCCATCGTGCGCGTAACACTCGCGAGTATCTGCACCAGCGACCTGCATATCAAACACGGCAGCGTGCCGCGCGCCGTCGAGGGTATCACCGTCGGTCACGAGATGGTCGGCATCGTCGAAGCGGTCGGAGCGGAGGTGCGCGGCGTAAAGGTCGGCGACCGCGTGACGGTCAACGTCGAAACCTTCTGCGGCGAATGTTTCTTCTGCAAGCGCGGCTATGTGAATAACTGCACCGATCCCGACGGCGGCTGGGCCTTAGGCTGCCGCATCGATGGCGGACAGGCGGAGTATATCCGCGTGCCGCACGCCGATCAGGGACTGAACCGCATTCCCGGTACGGTGAGCGACGAGCAGGCGCTGTTCGTCGGCGATATTCTGGCCACAGGCTATTGGGCGTCGAAGATTTCGGAGATCGCACCCGACGATACGGTCCTGATTATCGGTGCCGGACCGACGGGGATCTGCACGCTGCTTTGCGCAAGATTGAAACACCTGAAGCGAATCATCGTCTGCGAAAAATCGCCCGAACGGCGGCGATTCATGCGGGAGCACTATCCCGAGGTGCTGACGGTCGCACCCGAAACGTGTCGTGAGGCGGTCCTCGCGAACAGCGATCACGGCGGCGCCGATGTCGTGCTGGAGGTGGCCGGAGCCGAGGATACGTTTCGTCTGGCGTGGGAGTGCGCCCGACCCAATGCGACGATTGTCATTGTTGCGCTCTACGACCGGCCGCAGGTGCTGCCGCTGCCCGACATGTACGGCAAGAACCTCACCTTCAAAACAGGCGGCGTGGACGGCTGCGACTGCGCCGAGATACTCCGGCTGATCGAGGCGGGCGAGATCGATACCACGCCGCTCATCACGCACCGCTATCCGCTCGGACGCATTGCCGAGGCATACGACCTCTTCGAAAACCGCCGCGATGGAGCGATCAAAATTGCAGTCGATTGTACCGAATAGAGGTATGTATCCGCGCGATAATATTTCACGTCAGCGTCCACCCCTTATCTGTCGCGATCGCTTTTTGGATAGCATTCAGTTTCGCGAGGTTCTTTGCCCCGATATTGCAGGTCTTGCCATTACCTGTGCCGGATAGAGCATTCAGCAGGAATACCAAACTTTCGACCGTGAGTTTCGGGCAGCCGTTCACGGCGATGTCTACATCGACGGGTCCGTCGATGATTACCGTTTCGAGTGCGGAGCAGGAGACGAACGTCGTGTCGATCTTCGATGTCACCTTGCTGAAATCGAGCCTCCCGCCGATTTTGCGCAGGTTCTTGCAGCCGTGGAACATCTCCGAGGCGGAGGTAATGCGCGAGGTATCTAACCCGCCGATCTCCTGCAAATTCGTACAACCGTAGAAAGCATACATCATATTCGCGACGTTCGAGGTGTCGAGCGTCGGCACGCGCTCCAGTGCCGTACAACCGTAGCACATCTGATACATCGAATCGAACGACGCCGTATCGAAGGTCGAAAAGGCAGCCATCGTCGTATTGCCCTTGAAGAGTTGGTAGCCGTTTCGGATCTGATTCATTCCGCTGGTGCTGTCCACCAATGCAACTTTGCCGATAAGTACTGCCATCGATTCGTCGTCGGTCGTGGCCACGCCTTTGTCGCGGAGCGTCCCGGCAAGGCGCTGCCGCAGCGCATCGAGTCGCAAAACGAGTGAGGTAAAGTCTGCCATACGCTATCCGATAATATGGTTCAGTGCCTCCTCGATACCGGTCAGTCCGAGCGAAGCGGCCATTGCCCGAACCAACGTTTCATAAGTTATAGCAGCGCCCGTACCGCTGCGGTCGATTTCGATAAGGTCGGTCACCGCCAAGGTCGTCACCTTCGGGAGTTGGGAGAGCGTGATCGTATCGGTATCCGAAATCGTTGCCAATTTGCCTATGATCGATTCTGTTTGTTCTGTTTCCATAATCTTTAGTATCGTTTATTCTTCGTAAATCTTGAATTCGGACATCATCTGATAAGTTATGTGCCACATGCATTTGGCGGAGGAATAGGGCGACGGCACAGCCAACAGTTGCAACAGTCCTCCGTAGGTCTCGATGCGAGGAACCGGCAGATAGCCCATTCCGTAGGCATCTTTCTTCAGTGTCGTCACGATGCCCGACTGCGTGTCGTCCGCCGCAAGTACCAGACTGGGCGATGAACGGGTGCGGATCGGACAGTCGTAGAGGTTCACCACGCTGCCGATATACTCGGCCGATACGGGCAGGTTCAACCAGACGATGTAACTGCCGAAATCTGCGCCGTTGGCGATCAGGTTGAAGTTGCGGTTCAATGTATATTTGCGGGTCGAGGCGTTGTAGTCGGTGCCTTCGTCCGTGAAGTATTTGAACTGCACCTTCGAATATCCGCTGAAGATGCCGCTCGCCATTTCGACGTGTCCGTCTTCATAAATGCGTGTGGCTGCCGTCGCTGCGTTCTCGATGCCGTCCGCGCCGGCGAAGAACATCAACTTGCCGTGCTTCGACGCTGGAGCACCTTTCAATGCGCAGCCCGCCACAACCTTCTTATCCGTATCGTCCTTTACGCCGACGAACCCCGACAACACTACACCGCTCCCGGCATCGATCTCCGTCGAGATATCTTGAAAGTTTTCGCGCAGATACTCCAGATCGCTGTCGTCGCTTTTCGCTGCTTCGTCCAAGAGCGCTCCGATCGTCCGCCGGGCCGTGTAGTAAGCCTCTATGTCGGCGAAATCATCCCCGATCGGAATGAACTCCAGTTCCGGCTGCGTGTATTTCCCGATGGCGGCGACGGCCAGCTGATAGGCATCTTCGTAGGGCGTCCACGCATCGGCGAGCAACCGGACGACGCGCCGCTTGCCGTGTACCATAAGTAATTTCCCGTTCGCGCTGCGGTAACGGAATACCGAGAGCAGTCGCAGAGCATTGGCGCGGAGTTGTTCGTACTCGGTTCGGATATCCTGCAAGCGTTCTTTCAGGAACGACTTCTCCACAGGCGAGACGTACTCGTCGGAGTTGATACGACCAAGAGTCTCCAATGTCGAAGAGATCATCTGCATCAACTCGTCGAAATCCGTTCCGGCATCGGGTTTCGCGGGGTCGATGCGACCGAAGCGCAGGATGCCGTTGCGGAAACTTACGCCATAACCTGTCGTGCGGTTGAAGAGTTGCATCTCGCCCGTCGCGGAGTCGAACCACGAGTCGCCCGACTTGTCCGAGAGGAAGCCCGTGAGGTAGATGTTCTTCAGGTAGGCCGAATAACCGGTCATATCCAGACCGTGCGCCTTGAGATTCGAAAGGTCGCCGAACTGCGCTGCGATATTCTCCGTGCGGATCGTCCAGTCGTCCATACCCGTGAGAAACCGCAGGTAGGTGCGGGTTTCATAGCGGGAGGTTCGGCGCTCCTTGTCGGTCGTATTGCCGAATGCCACGAATTGCATCGCCGTCTGCGGGTGATAGGGATGCCCTTCGCGCAATTCGTATCGCCATTCGGCGTAGGTATCGCGGTCGAGGCACTCGGTAAGGCGGAAGTAGCAGGTCGTAAATCCGGCATAGGTGCGGTTGCCGAACGAGTCGTCCGAATCGACGGTATTGCCGCTCGGTGCGTCCATTGCCGAGTTCAGGAAGATGCCCATACAGAGGTCGTTCTCGCGCAAGGTGCTTATTTCCCCCTCCTCCAACTTGACGACCAACGTCCGGTTTTCCGGCGAGACGATCTCGACGATGCCGCCGCCCGGAGCGGACCACCGATCGCCGACGACCGTTTCGATGCGGTTGTAGCGGTATTCGGGAACCTCCAAGAACTCCTCCAAATGAAGCCGCCGCAGGTACGTATCGCCCATAACCGACAAGTCGCCCGAGATCGTACCGCCTTTCTTGTCCAACTTCTTATCGAACTCGCCGGACAGCCCCGTGATGTCGGAGACGGCGTGCGTATGCCTCTTCGGAGCCATCACACCCTTGATCTCCTTGCCGGAAACCTTCATCGATGCGGCGGCTGTCGGGACGTCGACGATGAACTCGAATGCGTCGAACTCCGCCAACTGTCCCGAAGCGCTCGCGAGGTCTTTGATGCGAACTTCGTCCATAACGACGTGAAAATAACGCTTCGCCGAACCTTTTTCGGGATACAAAGTCCCTAATTCCGAAGAATGCCTTATCTTTGTAGTTGCATTCCGCACAACCGGAGTGCGACATATTATCCGACTTGACTCTGGAGAAAACTGGTAATTTTTAACAAAGGGTTGAGCACACCGTATTCTCGCATCGAACGGCTCTCGTCGTAAGGTTCGGGATATGGTCATATCCCTGCTTTACGGCGTGGGCTATATGTGCTTATCCTTTGTGGGTATACCAGTACCTCTCCAGTATAAGCGGCAGTAGGCCCACGTTCTTTTTGCCCGGCGGACAGACGCGATCCTATCTGCCATTTCGATGATTATGAACGCAACGAATCGAATACCGGATCGCCGTGTCGTGCGACCGTTGACCGCACGGATATTGCGGTCGTTTCTGGTGGCGTCGGAACGCTCGCATCATCATATTTATGTGCTGTGGGAACACTCATCGGTCCTGTCATTTTCGATAAAGAATGCAGACGGCGAGTATTTGTCTTTGCGGGAGTTTTTCGGCAGGGGCGATGCGGTTGCGCCCGACGATCCGCTCGTCGTCATCTTCCACGAAGTGCATATCGAAACCGTGGAAGAATTGACCGCTGAATACATCGAACGTATTTACGAATCGTTCCTTTATCACCATTGCGAGATGGGATTGCGCCGCAACGTCCCGCTCCGTTTGACTCCGGAATCGATACGACGATACGGCTTGACCGAAGCGGACGCAGTCCTTGTCGGCGAACATCTCGAAGTCCTGAACGAAATGATCCGTCGGAAACTCCAACAGCGATACGACGAACTCAAAGCGCTGGATTGTATTCGAAAATAGTATTTTCAAATAGCAGGTAATTATCTTTATTTTTAATAAAAAATTGCAATTATGAATATAATATAATCACCTTTATAATTTAATAAAATTGTCGTTGTTATGCTTCAAAGCAATCCACATTTCCCTGTTAATATTTTATTGGCAAATTCATCTCATCTTTTTGAAATATTATGCGACCAATATGAACTAAAATTTAGCATTGAAAATGGATTAAGTAATAAAATAAAATTAGAATGTACAGATCGCGCTATTGATGATGTGGGAGAAATAAAAACTCATTATGATGAATGTAATAATATATATTATCAAATTCATATATGGGATAATTATTGCCAATTTTTATGGATTCTATGCTATGTTTCGCAGGTGTTTTGTGATGAAATGCTAAAGGAATATGTGTCCCACTCTCCTTCTTCCCAACGTTATGAAGAGGCATTCCGTATGTTTAAAGCTGGTATGGGCTTGTTTAATACAACTTCCCCAACATGTAGAGGAGTATTTTGGGAATATCCCAATCCTTTAAACAATAGCGATGATATATATGTACAAGCAGCGAATAGGTTATTTGAAATATCCTTATGTTTTATAATCTCACATGAATACAGCCATTTCGTATTAGGACATGTAAATAGCAATATAGGAACCAAATTTGAAGAATTTGATGCTGATTATAATGCTTTTACCTTAATGTACGATGGTAGGGAGTTGGAATTGAAGAAGTATTTGTCATTGGGGTATATTATTACTTTAGGATCTTTTATTTTTGCTGATAACACGTTAAATGGCGGATGTTATCATCCAGATCCAGACGATAGATTAGGACGGATTCTTGATAATATGAATGATTTAGATTCGGAAGGGAAAGATTATTGTTATGCTATGGCTACTATTATATATAAAATGTGGGCATTTGAATACAATTTAGTCCAGATTATACCTCATTGTACCACAGTAGAGAATATGCAACAGTATTTTATGATAATACAAAGAGCATTTAACACATATAAACAACAATTATCCACCCAACACCTCTGACTTGAAGTTCTCTTTTCCGAGAACATACACCAAATCCCGACCCTTGGCCGTCAATTGACCGCCGAGGGTTATTCGTAGGTTCTGCGGGCTGCCGCCCGTCGGGAGCATCGCCTGCAGCTTCGACAGCGGTGCGATGACTTCGGGATCCGTTCCGGCATTGGGGTTGTCGCCGACCATCGCATAGGTCGGACCGTATGCCAGACCTCCGTTGGCCAGCGCCGGTACGCTCTTCTCCGCATTCTTATTGATGAGCGCCGTCATCACGGCCGCCGCCGCGACCATCGCTGCACCGATGGCGATCGCCGCCCACGGATTGGCAAGGACGGATTTCAGCGCCGACTTGAAAGCGATGATCATCACACCGAACTCGATGAGCTGCGCTCCGATATTTTTCAGAAAAGATGCGAACTGCGTCAGGATCGCTTTCATCAGCCCTCCGAATCCCAAATCGCCGGCGATAATCTGCCCGATAGCCTCGGCCGCTGCGACGATACTGTCAGCCATGAATTGCGATACTTGTTGGTCGAAGCGCTGCATCACGGCCGTGACGGTCATCTGCACGTGCTCCAATGCCGCCGAGAACGACCAGCCTTTCGCCGTCAGCGCCGTGGTGTAGTTCTCGGCCATCGAAACCGTATCGGCGATGTGCTCCTGCAAGTATGCGCTGTTATCGTCTGCCCAACCGTATAATCCTTCGCGTACCACACCGAATATCGCCTGCATCTGTTGGGCGTATTGCGATGTTACGGGTTTCAAGTCGCCCATTTTGAGCTTCGGCGCCGGCATCTTCAACTCGAAGCCTTCGGGCAGGATGCCTTCCATCTTGACGACGGGTTTCAGGTCTTCGGGTTTGATATTTCGGATTCGTTCCAACTCTTTTTGCAGCTTCTCGATCTCGGCGTTCGCCGCGGCGATATCCTCGACGGTCGATTCGGACAGCAGTTTCTTCTTTTCGAGGGCTTCGATTCGCGCCTGCAACTTGCCGATGATGCCCGTACTCTGCTCCATCTGCATGTTGGTTCCGGCGATGGATTTCATTAGCTCTTCAGTCTGCTTGCGCGCCTCTTCCGTTACCTTATCCATCTCAGCCTGCGTCTCGGTAGCTTTTTTCTCCGCCTCGCGTTTCTTCTCGATCGCCGCCGTCAGTAGGTCGTACTCCTTGCGCAGGGGTGCGAGTTTCGATTCGTCGGGTACTTTCTGCAAGGTAAATCCGGCAACCAATCCTCCGAAATTCGGAACTATCCGCGTCTTGGTCGTCGTAGCGATGATCTCTTTCTGTTCGGCGATATTTTCCTGCAACTTGCGTTCGAGGTCCTCGAGCGATTCGGTCTCGGCCATCTCGTCGATCATCTTCTGCTTTTGGATGCGGGCGTAGGCGAACGCTGCCCCGAGCGCGAGAATCGCCGCCATAATCAACCCGACGGGCGACAACAGGGCCGTAAATCCCGCCGCCAGCATCGGCAACACCTTGATGACGGCGCCTATTCCGAGCGAAAGGGGACCGACCGCAGCCACCAGCCCCGCCACGACGACGATCGTCTGCATCATCGCCGGCGACATCGATTGCAGCATCTGTACGACCGTCGAGAGCGCACCCGCCACTTTCGTTGCGAAAGGCATGATGGCCGCACCGATCTGTTCCAAGAAGTCGCCCCATGCATTCTTGAGCTGCTGCACGGCTCCGAGTCCCGTCCGTGCGGCGGCTTCGGCCTGCCCGCCGAACTTGCGCTCCAACTCGTCGAGGATCATCGCCTGTGCTTTGGCTATTTCGCCCGTCTCGGCGAGTTTCTTGATTACCTCCGTCTGCTCCTTGGAGAAGGTGATGCCGGCACGCGACAGCGATGAGAGCTTCGTCGCAGGATCGGAGAGCGCTTTGCCCAACTGCAACGACGCCGACCCCAAATCCATCTCCAACGCTGTGGCGAGGTCCAATGCCAACGCCTGCGTGCGCTTGAAATTCTCGCCCGTGATGTTGGTGAAAGCCAACAGGCGGGCGGTGGATTTGTCGAGGATCGTTTCGTCGCCGAAAATCGTCTTGCCCTGCAACTCCGAAGCATAGTCGGCCAGCTGCCGGAAGCTGTAACCGACGGCCCGATTCGTAACCTTGAGCGCCTGCTGCACCTTCGCCTCGGCTTTGGCCTGCACATCGGCCAGGTGCAGCGACACGCCGCCCAATGCCGCAAGGGGCGCCGTGAGCTTCAGCGAGAGCGACTTGCCGACGGAGGTCAGCTTCTTTTCGAGCGAGCCGAGACCTTTCTCGATCTGCTGGGCCTTCTGCTGGAACTCATACGAGTCGGCTCCGATCTTTATAAGTAAATCGGCGATTCTCCGGGACATGGTCGCTTAGGGTTTATGTTGCAGATAGAGCGACCAGCCCGCCTCGACGTCCGATAGTACCGCCGGACGGCCGTTCTCCATGCGCGACATAGCCGCCACGATAGGGATCATCATCTCGCCTGCCTGCGTATCCAACGGTTCGTCGGCGCCGATGCCCGACCATGCGGCGATGCAACGGATATAATTTTCGGTATGGTTCTCGATGGGCGGAGCATAGCGCGAGATCATCTGTCTAATGGTTCGGTAGCCGTTGCGACGATAGGAGTCCAGCAACACGAACATCGCGCGGTAGCCCCACGCCATCGTCTCGAACTGCTTGAAAGCGGCATCGCGCGAGGGCGCAACTTCGCCCAGATATTTCGTTTTCGATCGGCGGATATTACCGGGATTACGATTGCGCATCCCTCTCGGCAAAGTTTTCTCGTTCATAATATCTGTTATTCGTTCTGGAATGTCATTGTAGCAATCGTTTCCTCCTTGCGGCTCGGCATAGTCTGCAAGCAGCCTCTGCTCTCGCTCCGCAGCGTCGGTTACAATTACTCAGTCCTCTGCTCATTGCTTTATGATTTTCGGTTATTCTCGTCGTTCTCTTTGCGTTTGCGTTCCAACTCGGCTCTTTTGAGCAAGACAGGACATCGTTCGGGCGGCGTTTCGCATTTGTACGCCTGCCGGATGACAATGCGGTTGCGGTCGATCTCCACGTCCTTGTGCTCGATGATGATTTCCAACTTGTCGACCTTTTCTTCTAATTTCTCCACGCGCCCGTCCAGCCGCGTGATTTGCTCGGACTGGATCGCCACGACTTTCTCCGTGTTTGCTAATTCGGCGGAGTCGGCGGCCGCGTTCTCCTTGCGCTTCTTCGCGTTGAAAAAAAGGATCGTGCCCGCCAGACCGCTGGCGAGCAGAAAGTTCAGAATGATGGATAGTGTTTCCATAGCTTCGCACTTATTCAGGAATGTACTTGTAAATCGCTCGTTCGCGCACGATATAGAGATCGCCGTAGATGAAGAACAGCCCCATGATGTTCTCGCCCCAGCCGGCAGCGTTCTGTACGCTCGTCGTCGTGTCATCGCGGAAGTTCCATATGAAGATGCCGTCGTCGTAGGAGTGCACGACCGCGCTCATCGTATGGTCGGCATGATCCGCCCAGCGTCCTAAGCGTCGGAGCAACGTCCGCTCGGTAATCGAATCCCGCCGGTAGAACCATAGCATATCGTCGGCGTTGATGCCGATATAGTTGTCGGAGACGGTGACGATCTGCTCGCCCGCAGCGAATTGCAGCATCTTGCAGGGTCGGTGGAACCGTTTGTCGTGTAAATAGGCATAGTGCGAGGTGTTCACGACGATCGTATTTTCCGTGCGCCGCAGGTCGAGTATCGCACCTGACATCGGCGTGCCCTCGTAGGCATATCCCCGTCCGCGATAGCCGGTCGAGGCGTCGGGCGAAACATATTTGCACTCCGGGCGCGAGAGATAACGATAGGTGCGGTAGTTCGGGTCCTCGTCCTCCGCCGTGCGGGCGCTGCGTCCGCCGGCATTGCCGCCCCGCGGACCGATATACTGCCGGTAGGATTTCAGGATATGGATATACCCGTCCATGTAGGTCGCGACGTTGCGGTACTCTTTCGGCGGGACGTATATCCGTTCGACCGTGCCGCGATAGTCGAGGTAGCGGACCTCTTTCCCGTCCACCGCGACGAACCCCTCGTCCGCCTCGTACATCTCGAAAGACGTCGTGCTGCGGTAAATCTCCCGCACCTGCCGCGTGGCGGTGTCGAAGGCATAGACCGTCTTTTTATCGGCGGACTGGAGCAGCAGCCGGTTCAGGCAGCGGATCGCCTTGCCGACCGTAAAGGACAGCGTCGCGACCGCTATGCAGTCGTCGCCCTCCGGCGGTCTCACCGTCGCGAGCAGATGCGGCATTTCCGTGAGTTCGCCGTTGTAGGAGTCGTCGAGGGCATTCAGCTCGATGGAGTTCAGGTAATAGGCGGCGTTCAGGAATTTGTTGTCCCGAACCACCGTATTCATATCGATATGCTGCCCCGTGAAGATCTCGCCCGTGATGCGCCGGCTCGGCAGCTGCTTATACAGCAATGCTCCCTGCACGATATGGCCGACCAGCGTGTCGTAGTCGTTCCGACCTTTCGTATGCCAGATGCGCGTGGGATTGCCGGCGGCATCGAGGTAGTAGAGCGCATAGAGCAGTCGGTCGTTCGGAATGGCGGGAATATCGCTCACGGGAAGCGTTACGGACATATCGACATTGTTCGCAGGATCGACGAGTGACTCGTAGCGCAATCCCTTGTCGTAGCTGTCGCCCGCTTCGATCGAGAGCGTCATCTTGCGGAATGCGGCGCTCTCCTGATAGCCCGAGGTGCGGCCGCCCGGATTACCGAAGCGGTCGGTATAAGTCGTGATCTTGCCGATGAGCGTCTGCCGGATGAAGAACCGCCATTCGCCGTCGCGGGGGATGCCGTCGATCTCGATCTTCACCTGCTGCTCGTTGCCGGTCTTGACCGTACTCGCGATCTCCCCGTCGGAGGATTGCACCCACGAACCGCTCTCGGTCAGGCTGTATGTCGCCTTCTCGCCGACGATGCGGACACCGTAATGCACCGCGACATCGACGCTCTCGTTCGGGCGGTAAATGCCCAGTCCCCATTCCCGATGGTAGGTCTGCAACCCGAACTCCCATACGAGCGGAAAGTTGCACTGCTCGACCGGAAAGCTCTGAGTTACGACTTCCGCACCCCGATAGGCATCCTCGCCGCAGAAGCAGAGTTCCTCCTCGCTCTTCACTACGACGAAGCCGTGCGGATCCGTCCAAACGTCGGAATCGTAGAACCCCATGCGGGCGATCAGGTTGTCGAGGCTCTTGTTCTTCACGTCGACCGAGACCTTGCGCAGCGCAGGGACGATGTCGAGCGTCGAACTTCCCTCGATGTGCAGGTCGCCCGTCCACATCCCGTCGATACGCTCGCGGGCCGCCGATGTGACGACCTGTGCCCCGGTATGGATCACGAGCCGCAGTCCGCTGCCTGTAACGATCCGCCCGACGGGATGCTCCGTGCCGATGCGGTAGAAATTCATGGGACGGGCAGTTCGGTAGAGCGACACGGCGCGGCGGATATGCAGGGCGCCGTTCGACTGGAAGATCTGTCCGGCGAACGGACGCAGGCACAGTTCGAGGATGTCGCGATAGGTAGGCTCCTCGTAGACGTAGTAGAGCCGTTCGAGGTCGATATAGGTTTGACGGAGCGGAGAGGCGTTCTCGTCCATGCCCTCGGCATACAGGTCCATCCAGTCCGCCGTATCGAGGTCCAACTCCAACAGGTCGATGCAGGAGGAGAGCAGTTCCCATAGCGATCGTCTGCCCGTGATACCGATATGTACGAGGTCGCGGAACGGAATGCTCGACAAGAGATTGAAGCCGTCCACGGCCTTGATCGTGACGGTATAGGGCGGAGCGGTGAAGTTCTCGGAGTAGAGGTCGGAGGTGACGTAGCCCCGCCAATAGAGCAGCCGATTGCGGAAGATCGAGACGCGAAAATAACGTGGATCGGAGGTAAACAGAGCCAGGTAATGGAAATTCTCCTTGCAGAGGATATTGATGGTCGCCTCCGACGCCTTGACCGGCACGTAGAACTCGTCGCCCCGTTTCTCCCACGTGATCTGCAACGGCGTACCGCCGTCGAAGGTCATCTCCTCCGACGGACCTGCATACCCACGCTCCGAAATCTCCACGCGCCACAAGATGCCCTTGTACTTCGAGCGAAGGTCTGCGTAATATTTCAGACCGAACCGACGCCAAACCGAGGGCAAAGACGAACTTGGTCGTTCTTTGCCAAGGTGCGAAGGAGGAAAACTATTTGTTAAAATCGCCAC